ACTGTAATATTATCTTTAACAAATTCTAAAACGTTTGTTACTACACTAGATGGTGATGTGGATCTCAATTGAAAACTGTTTACGCCTACACTAATTCCGCTTGTCGCTTTACTAACAATAGCTTTAAATCCTTCAAAATGTGTTGGAAAATAAATGCTTGAGTTAAAGGCTACTGCGGCTCCCGATGCATTTAATAAATTATAGTCACTTTCTGATTGTATTGTTAAACTTGATGCTGTGCCACTATTATCACTAGTTGATAATGAAATAGCCCCATCAGCACTTCCATTTACGTATGCTGTTACTGTTCCAGCATCAGCATTATAACAATAAGTTGATTGATTTGCAGTTCTAACTGGATCAACAGTTGTAACTCTGTTTACACTATTTCCAGCCACATAAGTTGGAGAGCCTGCTACGTTTTCAGTAAATCCGCTTGCTAATTTTGGACTTGTTCCTACAACTGCGTTCATTGCAATTGTTTTATCACCTATATCATCTGGTCCCGAAGGAGCGTCATTATAAACTTTTAATGATATTGTGCCTGTTATAGGTAAAAGTGCTGGATTACAAGTTGAGTGAGCAGTTAATGAAAGTGTTAATGTATCTCGTCCCGTACCACTATGTACACTTGCTCCCCAAGCATGGGATAATCTTGATCCACTTACACCACCTAACGCGGCATCGTTTGCAATAGCAGTATCACTAGAACCATCGCCCCAAGACATTGAGTATGCCACTGTGGCACTACCTGTATTTGTTGTGTTATTGTCTAAATATCTTGTTCCATCTTCTAATACATATAAATTATTTCCAGTTAAAGCACTTCCACCAGAACTTGCTGTATATAATTCAAAACTTACTACAGGCGCTGCTGCATAAATTGTTATATAACTTGATCTAGTTTTACTAGCTGTACTTCCTGTACCAGTGCCCGTATTATTATATGATGTTACAGTTACACTATAGGTGCCAGCAACACTGTACGTATGACTCGGGGTGGCATCTGTTGTTCCCGATGTGGTATTACTATCACCCCAGACTATAGTATATCTATTAGGAGTGCCAACACTTGTTATAGTAAGTGTCACTGTAGCGTTGAGTGAAGCGGCTGTTACGTCAGCAGTAAAGTCTGTACTCTGAACAAATGTATCATTACGAACGTTTTCTAATGCTTCATTTAAGTCGTCAATAGCATCTGTAACTTTATCACTAGTTGTAAATCCTGTATATGCACCATCTGTTATACTACTGTCTGTTGGTGTGCCTAGTGTAATATCCATGCCAGTATTAGAAATTTGAGCATCAACATATGCTTTCGTAGCCGCATGTTGTGCGCTAGTTGGGTCTGTTACGTTAACAATCTGGCTAGTGTCAACATCAATTAATCCGCTACCATTAGGACTAATAGTAATATTTCCATTAGTATTAGTGCTAGTGATAGCATTGCCATCAATTTTTATGTTGTCTACATTTGCTGAACCGGTGACAGAAAGGGTTTGTGTAGGAGAATTCGTTCCAATACCTATTTTACTATTCTGATAATCTACAACTAATAAGTTAGTACCGAATGCTAAATTAGAGTCACGCTCTAAGTTAGATTTTAGCGCACGACCACCTATACGGCCAATAGCCATTACTTTCTCCTACACCACATTAACATCCAGGGTGTGCCCGGGTTTGTCAAATGTATTTATATTATGCAGCAGTTGTACTGTCAAACCCGTGAATAACTGTTATAGTTTCAGTGTTTCCAGGAGCACTTGTAAATGTAATAGTTGTGCCACTTACTGTATAGGCGGTAGCTGGATTTTGGTAAACATTACCGACAGCAACAATAATGCGCTGTTCTTCGTTACTTTGAACACTTGTACTCATTGTGTATGCCACTGTGCTGCCATTACCAGTAAAGCTATCCTGTGTAATACTTGTGTAACCTGTTTTTGCAAGCGTAATGAATGCGTTTCCTGTATAAATCTCAAGAGCAGTTATGCTACTGTTAAATCGTATTTCTCCTGCCTTAGGCATTGAACTGCGCTCAGCTGTTGTGCCAACAGGTATACTCAAGCCGCTAGTAGCTTGCTCTTTAACTGTATATCCTTTATCTTTGATAAATTTAGTCATATATTTAAAAGCCTATTATATACTTACATAACTCACTGTAGCATAAATGCTAGTGGCTGCGCTTGCTGTTACTCGAATAGTGTCGCCTGTTGCTAAAACTAATTTTTCTGTATTAAAAATATATGTATCAGCGCCATCAATTGATAAATCTTTAATAATTTGCGTAGTTGTTGCAGCACTACCGCCATTTGGTACTACATATATCTGAACAGTTCTTGCTGATGCGTTGTGGTTCATTAAGAAAATTACTGTTGTAGCACTATTTCCACTTGACGTGTAAATTGTTGTTACGCTAGTTCCAACTGCTGCTTGTGAAATTGACATTTGTTTTTCCTATCTTACTAAAATATTAGTCCATAGACTATAGCTTTACTTTTACTTACTAATTCGTCATTAATACTGCCATCAACAAAAAATATACCAGAGCCGCCGCCGCCGGCTGTAGCAGAATACATCAACGTTGCACCTGTAACACTACTTGGAGCACTGCCTTCATCATCTAATCTAATTGGCGAGCTTATTCGAAAATTACCACTACCATTTGGCGCTATTGCTACATCTCCATTACTTACACTAATAATACTATTTCCATTAACATCTAAATTACCACCTAATTGTGGGGTTGTATCTTGAACTACATTTGCTAGACCACCAGCAACAATTGCTGTATAAGAGCTACCGCCATCTGTACTTATTTTAAAAGTATCATCATTTTCATCAAAAACCAAAAAGGCATTATTTGTGCTGCCTCTTTCAACTTCAATTCCAGAATACCTTCCAGTTACGCCAGCACCTGTTTCGCCATTATTAAGAACAATAACTCTGTCTTTAATAGCAACATCTGTTGTAGTAAAAGTAGTTGTAGTACCAACCACTGTTAAATTACCGGTAATTTGAGTGTCGGCACTAACAATTAAATCACCAGTGGGGTCTAGGGTTAAGTTACCTGATATTCGTTGTGTTCTAGCCATTTCTAATCCAAAAATACTATGTTTTAATTATTTATCATTACTCTAAACTCCGTAACATTCATTATTGAAAAGTTTTGTAGAAATATCCACTCAGCTGGCGTAAAACCTAGCAACGGATTTACATGAACAAACCGTTGATTTGGAAACTCCTTTACTATATCTTGAATTTGTTTTACCCAGTTTTCAAATATTTGTGGTTTATCTGTTTTCTGTTTGTAATATTTTGTACCAGCATAAAGGTTATTAATACAATCCGGATCTAAACTATGTAAGTCTATACCAATAAGAAATATATAAGGAAAATTTTCATTTGCTGCAAGTGCTACACAATTTGGCCCGCTACTATAACCAAAATATTTCTTGTGTAAAGCTAAAGCACCAGAACCTTTGATTAAATTACTTTCTCGAGTATAGTGCGTGTTTTTCGCGCTATAACCGCTATTTTGTATTTCGTGTGCTATGTCCTTATCAACACTAACTAAAGTGTGCGGCGGTGGACTTTCTTGATATACTCTATTACAAGCGAAAACTTTTCCTTTGCAAAGCAAGTCTTTAATAAGAAATTCTTTTCGTGTTTCGCCATTTCCTAATATAAAAGCAAATTCGTTTTGGTTCATTATAATATTATATAGCTTTATTGCAGTAGGTCTTTTAACAATAAAAGAGGGTGGAATTAATTCCACCCTCTAGTATTTTTAGCTATGTTAGCTAGTAGTATATGAAAAACAATCCTTACTTGAAGGAAATATTTGACATTGCCACTTCACCAAGATAATCGCCAGCATTACCGAGCGAAGATGCAGTGTTGCTCAACTCTACATATCCGTACCTCGTCATAAAGCTAACTACTGGCTCGAAGGTGCTAGGATCTAGCACTGTACCAGAACTCATCAGCGGAATGTATGGGCAATAGAATGCTGCCGCATCTGTTTCGCTTGATCCCTTGTAACCAACAAGAACAGCTTTGTTGTCTGCTGCATAGCTGTCAACGTAAATTTTCATCGCGCCATTGAGAGTACCAACAAACTTAGTGTTAGTTGGTGCTTCAAAGGTACCTTCAGTTGTGCGGGCGAAAGCTGATGTGCTTGCGCTCTGTAGAACTGTTAGTGCCTGTGGGCTTACAACTGCCCAGTTTCCTGCGCCACGACGTGTACGTTGTGCAATCAGGTTAGCAACACGGTTGACTAGAATTGCAAGAGCTGCATGCTCGTCACCAACAAATGTTGCTGTACCGCTTACTGCCGACTGGTCGAAAGTTTCTTCAGTAGCTGCTAATGAGCGTAGTGAAGCAAGAACTTCCTGGTCAACTTCTGCGGTAATTTCTTGTGCCAAAGCAGCCATAATTTCTGCTTCAACGTCGAGACCGTGCATTGACTGTGCGTCTTGCGCTGCCTCAAAAGTCCAGCGTGCCTGAAGCTTACGTGTCTTAGCTTCAACGGGCTGCTTTAGGATTTGGATGCTGATTTTGTTTCCGCCAACACCTTCCTTAGCTGCTGTTACGTCTGCACGGCCGGTTGTTGTTGAACCGGAATATGCAGTTGCAATCTTAAATGGGCTTAGTGCCTCATCACCTGCTACCGTATCTGTTCCGAAGTCGCCAGTTGCTGTAGAAGTAACTGTCTCTGCGTAACGAACACGGAGAGTATGAATCTGACCAACTGGGCCTTGCATTGGCTGAACACCAACGATTTCGTTGGCAATAACAGTTGGCATAACACGCCTAAGCACCGGTAGGATTACACGGTTTAGGGTCGCGACATTACCTGAAGCAGTAGCGCCACTAGTGGCTGCTTCTGCCAAATAACGCTTAGTGTTTTCAAGCACCACGCCCATTGTGTTGCGACGATTACCTTCTAGCCCCTCTAAAAGAGCTGTTTTGGTTTCGTCCCAACGGCTTTCTAATAGTACGTCCGACATTATTGTCTCCTTATGTACCTTATTTTAGGCCTGCCAACTTGCGAAGTTCAATAATATTATCATCTCTTTTCACAGGTTGTGTTTTTATTTCTTTATCACCAGTTACTCCTTTACGGCTTTCATTGATTACTTTCTTGCCTCTATGAGGCTTCGGTGCAGCGCCGTCTAATACTGCTGGTAGATAACGATCGAAAGCGTTCTTTACTTTACTCGTTTGAACACTTTCTAGAAGGTCGCACATAATCGCGCCTTTCTCTTTATTGAGTGGCTTCAGAAGATCGGTAATAATTTCTTTGCGCTCTACGCTTTCCTTTATTACTTCTACTTCGTCTTCCTTGCTTTTGATAATCTGATCTTTTTCTGCAATAACAACCTCAGCTTGGGTTAATGCCTCGCTGGTGGCTGAAACTCGTGCTTCTAGCTTCTTGATATCTTGGTTCTCATTAAGATAACTTGCACTAAATTCACTAGAAAATGCTTCGAAAATCTTGCGACCAAAGTTATTCTCTTTAGCTGCTGCAATATCTTCTTTTAGTTGAGTTAACTCGTTTGTTAGATTTTTAGTTACTGCTTCTTTGACGAGTTCACTTGAACGGTTAATAAATGTTTTCTTAAGTTTACTAAACTGTCCGCGTGCTTCTTTAACTAGTCTAACCTTAGTGTTAACAACATCCTGACGATCTTCTTGAAAGTCATGAATTTCTTCAGCTAACTGTTTGACTACAAACTCTTCTAGTTTTTCAACTACACTAGCTTGTTTAGTCCTGTCGCCATGTAGTTCACTAATCTCTTCAGCTAATTGATTAACTAGAAATTTGTCAAATGTACCCGAAGTTTCTCGCATTCTTGCAACGAATTTTGCTCGATCCTCTGCAAGTGCTTTCTTTTCTTCAACAATTTGTTCAATTTCTGTAGTTAGGTTTTCAGTAACCATTCGATCTAGAGCCTCAACCATAACGGTTTTATCATGCTCATAGCGATGAGCAAATTCCTCACGGAGTTCTGCTCTAACTTGCTCACGAGTCTCTTCTAACTTAGTTTCCCAGGCCTCCTGGATCTCAGTTTTCGTTTCCTCGTTAATCAAGTCGCTATCTAATAATGGTTTAATAGCATCTAGCATATTTAATCTCCTAGATCTTAAGGTCCTTAATAAGACGAACCATTTCGTCCTTAAGGTATTTTTGTACTCTTCCATCGCCGTTCGCTTCACGTGCAATTTGTAGTACATTGTGCCCATTACGCATATTAAGCAATCCTTCGTAGATTGCTTTTGGATATGCGCCCGGGGCACTTGGTTGTGCCACAATATCTACTGTGACAATTTCGAATTCAGACACATCACCAGTAGATTCTTGGACATTGCCACTTCCTCTACTGCTAACGCCTAACTTAACTCCACTCTCCAACATGGTTTTTACTAATTGACCCATTGGTGTTGGAAGAATTTTTAATTTTCCAAAGCCGTTTGCACCGTCCATCCACATGCTCTCTACCATATGGCTAACCCTATCCAGGTTAACTTTGAGATCATCTGGATGATCAACTTCACCTAGGACACTATGTCCGTCCTTGATTTGATCATTGATCTGAGTGACAGCATTGGAAATCTCAGAGACGGGGTAAACACGATCGTTAGCGTTTTTTACCCCTCCCTGAATACAAATGCCTTTCATGTAGAGATCCTTACCATCGTTAGCAGTTTCTGTTACCATCCGTGCTTGATCAAAAGTAAGGTGTTCTCTAAGGTAGTGCATATGCAAGTTCTACCCTATGCCTTTCTTACTGGGCTAGCACTTTTGCTTTCAGCTGACTTTGTTACTGGCTTTGTTGCAGCAACCAGCTTGCCGGTAACCGGTGTGCTAGTTGTCTGAACTTTTGCTGTGGGTGCTGTTCTACCTTTCTCTTCGCTTGATCCGGGTACGATGTTATGTGCAGTTCCACCCATTTTGTTTGCGCCTGCTACTGGGCCAACGGCTGGATTACCTTCTTCAGTCTTGCTAGGTGGAGTTACTTTTTCAGTGTACTCGCGAACCATGTTTGGATTAATTGAGTCTTCAAGCTCTTCTTCTTCGCCTTCTTCGCCCTCTTCATCACCAAACGCTAGTTCTTCATCACCAAACGCTAGTTCTTCTTCGCCCTCTTCATCGCCGTCAAGCTCAGGCTCTAACGCTAGTTCTTCTTCGCCTTCTTCGCCGGCCATAATTTGTTCAAATTCTGCTTTAAGATCATCAAGAGCATCTTCGAGATCAACTACACGATCTTCTAGATCTTCTTCGTCATCATCTTCAACAGTAAGACCTTGTTCGTCTTGGTCGATGCCGTCTGAGATGGTGGCCATCAAATCGTCGGAAGCATCCCCACCCATTGGTTGCTCTTCGTCAAATACACTCTCTTCGACTGGAGCTTCGTCATCGTCGTCTTTTTCTGTTTCAGTTACATCTTCGAGATCTTTTTCATCAATAAGATTCTCATAAATTTCACGTGATTTATCAACAACAAGTTCATGAAAAAGCTCTTTAGCTTTATCCTGTTCTTCTGCAATAAATAACTCAATAAGTTGATTAAATTTCTCTGACATGGATAGACTCCTTTGTTTTTATCATGAAGGCAGTTAATACTATTTAGTATTATTAAAATTTATTTGATTAAATGCAGTGTTTTTGAACTAAAAACTGTGATATACACGTGGTTTTGAAGAAATTTCACTTCACTACATAGGTTCTGCTGCTGGCGGCTGGAATTGTTTCTTTACTTTTTTAATAGTTTCATGATACTCTGCAATTCTTACATCATTTAACTTTCTCAAGCGATGTATCTGTTCCAGTGTTAAACGTGTTTT